GTGCGTTTGAGGAAGAGGTCATGCTGTCTGGCTTCGGTCAGGCCCCTGTGAAGGGCGAAGGCGCGGCGATCACGTACGATACGGCTGGTGAAGCTTTCACTGCCCGCTATACGCACGAGACCATCGCTCTCGCGTTTGCGATCACTGAGGAAGCCGTTGAGGACAACCTCTACGACAAACTCAGCTCTCGCTACACCCGCGCTCTGGCGCGTTCGATGTCCAACACCAAACAGGTGAAGGGCGCGGCTGTCATCAACAATGCTTTCTCATCCAGCTATCTGGGTGGCGATGGCGCTCCGTTGATCTACAACGCGCACACCACCACCGGTGGCGGCACTTGGTCGAACACGTTGGCGACTGCGTCTGACCTCAACGAGACCTCGTTGGAGCAGGCCCTGATCGACATCGCGGCGTTCATCGATGAGCGTGGCTTGAAGATCGCTCTTCGCGGCATGAAGCTGATCCTGCCCCCGGCACTTCAGTTCACCGCCGAGCGCATCCTGAAGTCTGAGCAGCGCGTCTCCACCAGCGACAACGACATCAATGCGTTGAAGTCGGGTGGTTACATGCCGCAGGGCTTCTCGATCAACCACTTCTTCACGGACCCCGATGCTTGGTTCGTGAAGACCGACGCCCCCAACGGCCTGAAGCACTTTGTGCGTAGCCCCCTCAAGACCGCCATGGAAGGCGATTTTGAGACGGGTAACGTCCGCTACAAGGCCCGCGAGCGTTATAGCTTCGGCTGGTCTGACCCCCGTGCGATCTACGGTTCGCCGGGCGCGTAAGCGTAGGGTTAAGACCCAAGTACTAGGGGGGATGGCCTTGTGCCTCCCCCCTTTTTATTGTAGCGTCAGATAGTCCCTGACTGCCCTATGGCAGACAACCCGCGACAGGAGATCATCATGGGCACTTCAACTTTTTCCGGTCCTATCAAGGCCGGTCCGATCAAGTTCACCACCGGCACGACCCTTGGTCAGGACATTGCTAACACCGGAAACGTCGTCCTGATGCAGTCTGAGGCTGTGACGCAGGCTGGCCCCGGTGCGGACGGCGTCTACACGACAAGCATTGTCCTTCCTGCCGGTAGCACCATCACCGACATCAAGCTCTACGTGGGCGTCATCTGGAGCGGCGTTGCCTCCACGGTTGGCATTGGTACCACTGCCTCTGCCACAGCCCTGACCGCAGCCTCTGCCGTTGCCGGTGGCACCCTTGGCATCATCACCGCCACTGCTGGCGCTGATGCAACCCGGATTGGTAACTGGTACAATGTCGGCACCGTTGACGTTCGCATCAAGCTGACCTCGACCAACACGGGAACGGGCACTGGCTATCTCGTTGTCAGCTACGTGCAGCCCGGCGTCATCAACCCCTGATAGGAGGCTGTAATGGCTGACACAGTCGCCACGCAGATCCTCTTCCAAGGGGACAAACAAGTCGTGATGAAATTCACCAATGCCTCAGATGGCACGGGTGAAACTGCCGTCAAGAAGGTTGATGTTGCTACGCTGGCCTCCTTTCGGGGCCAGCCTTGCACCTCGGTTCTCATAGAACGCATCTACGCCCTGACGCATGGAATGGAGGTTCGCCTGTTGTGGGAAGCCACAGCAAACGGTACTATCCTCACCTTCCCACAGAATGTTGCTCAGACCATGTCGTTTGACGATTTTGGTGGTCTGACAAACAACACTACAACGGGGAAGACAGGAAACATCCTGTTTTCCACGCTCGACGCCACGGCGGGTGACACCTACACGGTCATCCTCGTAATGCGAAAGCTCTACTGATGATAGTCAGTGCTGATCTCCTCTGGAACATCATCCTAACCCTCTTCCTCGGACCCATTGTCTGGGCTTTATCCTACGTCAACAAACGTGTTGATGCCTCAGAGGCTGTGCATAACAGCCTCTGGAAGGCGATAGCGGAGACCCGTGAGAACATCGCTAGGTCGTACGTCACCAGAGACGATCTACACCATGACCTCGACAGAATCATGCAGCGGTTTGACCGTCTTGAAGAGAAGTTGGACCGCATATCGGGAGTAAAAACATGATGAAGAAACCAATGAAAAAGAAAGACAGCCTTGCTAGCCGTGCCCGCGCGAAGGCTCTTGAGGATACCATGACGACCGCACCCACTCGCCGGGCGATGGCCTCTGATAAGCCCCCCATGGCTCCCCCCATGTCCATGCCCAAGGGCGGTGCCCCTGCCGCAATGGCTGCTCCCCCGAATATGTCTGCCCCTCCCGGCATGGCCCCTCCCGGGGGCGCTCCCCCCATGGGGATGAAGCGTGGCGGTGCGGTGAAGAAGGGCGCTATGATGTCCAAGGGCGGTAAGACGCCCCCCAAGAAGGGCGGCATCATGGTCATGATCGCCATGGGCAAGAAGAAGGGTCGCTAATATGGCCAAGAAACCCTCCAAGGCCCAAGCCAAAGTAGGCAAGGTCATGCATGAGTTCAAAACTGGAACTTTGCATACTGGGTCTAAGAAGGGGCCGGTGGTCAAGGACCGCAAGCAGGCAATCGCCATCGCCCTTTCCGAGGCGGGTAAAGCTAAGAAGGGGAAGTAAGATGGCCAGCACTTCACCCACAGGTCTTATGAACATCGGGATGTTTGATAAGCCGACAAAGGAGAAAAAGATGATGAAGATGAAAAAGGGTGGCATGTCCACCAAAGAGTGGGAAGGTTCTAAGACGGATCTTGCTCAGGACAAGAAGTTGGCCAAGAAGCGCGGCATGTCCTTGAAGAACTATGAGTCTTCGGCTGCGGACATGAAGCATGACAGTCAGCAGTCCATGAAGGGCCTCAAGGGCGGCGGTATTGCCATGAAGGGCAAGGGCATCGCGCTTAAGGGCGGCGGCATTGCCACTCGTGGCATGGGCGCAGCCTACAAAAAGGGCGGCAAAGTGTGCTGAAGGGTGACCTAGCATGACAGTTTCAGGTACAAAAGCGTTCGAACTTGACGTCTCCGATTATATCGAAGAGGCATTCGAACGCTGCGGCGTGGATGTACGGACGGGCTATGAGCAACGCACGGCCCGCCGCAGCCTGAACCTGTTGCTTGCTGAGTGGGCCAACCGAGGCCTGAACCAGTGGACCATTGAGGAAGAGATCATCACGGTCACGTCGAGCAGTGAACACTACTCATTGTCGAACTCGACCATTGATATCATTTCCGCAGTCGTCCGTTTCACCACGAATGCCGGGACTCAGACTCAGGTTGACCTGACACTCAACCGTGTCAGCAGGGAGTATTACCTAAATATTCCCAATAAGTTAACACCCGGACGTCCGGTTCAGTACTTTGTTGACAGGCAGATCACCCCAGAACTCTACGTCTGGCCCAAGCCCAACACGACCTACTATGTCGTCATCAATAAGCTCGTTCGCTTGGATGATGCGGCAGCGGGCATGAACACCCTCGCCATCCCCTTCCGTTTCTACCCCTGCTTGGCGGCAGGGTTGGCCTACTACATCTCCATGAAGAAGGCCCCGGAGCGTACTCAAATGCTTCGTGCGGCCTACGAGGAGGAATTTGAACGCGCTGCCGGGGAGGATCGTGACCGTGCTGGACTTAAGCTGACCCCCGTGCAGAACTTCTACCGGGTGATCTAGTATGAGCGCCTATGCCAGCGGCACAAAGTCAAAGGCAATATGCGACCGGTGCGGGTTCAAGTACCGGTATACGGTCCTTCGTAAGGAGTGGCAGGGTCTCCGTACCTGTACTGAGTGCTGGACCCCCAAGCACCCTCAGCTTTCTCCCATCTACCCGCCCACAGAGCCTCAAGCTCTGATGAACCCGCGCCCTGACCGGTTTGAGCCGATTACTGTCCCTGTCGGTCAGGACATCTTTCCATTCATCGGAAGCACGTCTACACAGACCATTGTGTGCGTCGGGCTTGTGAAGATTACTATTGGGTGACCCATGGGATGGACCTATACAACGCTGGTGCAGGCCATCAAGGACTTCACCGAGTACAATGAGACCAGCTTCAACAGCAATATCAACACGTTCATCAAGAACGCCGAGGAGCGTCTGCTCTACGCTGTTGACCTTCAAGTTTTCAGGAAAAATGTGACTGGGGCTTGCACTGCGGGGAACAAGTACCTTGCGGTCCCCAGCGATTTCCTATCGCCCTTTGGGTTGTCGATAACTTCATCTGGATCCACCGTGTTCCTGATGATCAAAGACGTCGAGTATCTTCAGGAGTACAACCCCACCGGCGCGCAGGGTGTCCCCAAATACTACGCCTTCTTCGACATCAACAACCTACTGCTGGCCCCAACACCCTCAAGCAGCTTTTCCGCTGAACTCCACTACTACTATCGCCCAGCATCTATCGTGGATGCGGGTTCAAGCTGGATGGGGGACAACGCTGAACAGGCCCTGCTTTACGGCAGCTTGGTCGAGGCGTATACCTTTATGAAGGGCGATGCGGAGCTTCTCCAGCTTTACAATAACCGGTTCCTTGAGTCTCTGAACCGCCTTATGAACTTCGGCGAAGGCCGCGAGGAAACCGACGCATACCGCGACGGCCTCATTAGAGTGAAGGCAAACTGATGCACGTAGAAGCAGCACAGACCGGGACGTTTATGGTCAATGTCGAAACGTCCGACAATGGAGGCCACTCCCCTGAGTTTTGGGCGAAGAGGGCTGCGGATCGAATTGTGCAGGCTGCGGACACCACGCACCCGGCCATCCGCGATCAGGCCAATGCCTACAAGGCCGCAATCGAACTCGTTGTGCTTGACCACATAAAACGTGCTATAAAGTGCGACAGATCAACGGTCAGTTATCTGGTATCAGAGGCTGGTCACCCCAAACTGGCTGAACATCTTAGGAGGCTGTAATGGCTTTTACCGGAAACTTCATGTGCACCTCGTTCAAGCTGGAATTGCTGACGGCAATCCATGCTTTCACGACGACTGTTGCTCGTGGCGCGACCACGGCGGACACGTTCAAGATTGCCCTGTATACGTCCTCGGCCACGCTTGATGCGACGACGACTGCCTACAGCGCCACGAACGAGGTTGCTTCTGGCGGTGGCTACACGACCGGCGGCAACACCCTGACTAGCGCCGCTACGACAACCAGTGGCACCACGGCATTTGTGGATTTTGCGGATTCTTCTTGGACGTCGGCAACTTTCACTGCCCGTGGCGCGCTGATCTACAACTCCACCCAAAGCAATAAATCTGTGGTGGTCTTGGACTTTGGCTCTGACAAGTCGGTGTCAGCGGGTACTTTCACCATCGTGTTCCCGACCCCGGATGCCAGCAACGCCATCATTCGCTTGGCGTAACCTTCTGATGAAGGAGCAAGCCGATGGCGATTGTGTATTTGGAGGATGGCCGTCTCGCAGATGAGTTTGTGATCGGTGAGGCCCCCTACGTCCTCAGCGATGCCCTAGTCATGCTCCCGGAAGAGTATGAAAAACTGAGCCCCGAAGAGATCGTAGCGATGAAGCAATCCCGCTATGATAACTGGTATGCACTCATAACTGCGCCCTCCATCGACACGGCGGTGTAACCATGGCTGATCGCTATTGGGTTACAGGCGGAAATGGTGTCTGGACAAGCACAGGCAACTGGTCTGCTACTTCCGGTGGCAGTAGTGGCGCGTCTGTTCCAACCAATTCCGACAATGCGTTCTTTGACCAAACCGCAACCTATACGGTCACAGGAAACGCCACCGCGTTAAACCTATTGGTGTCCGCTGGCACTGTGACGTTCACTTTGGGTATTAACGGTTTTGGCGGAACTGCGGCAACGTATTTTACATTCAATTCCGGTACTGTCGCAGGATTTAGCGCAAGCTCTACAACTACTTTTTCCACAACAACAACCTTAGTTATAAACACGAATGGCGTGGCGTTGACAGGCGCAGGGTCAGTTATTTTTGGAACCAACACAAGGACTGGCACCGTTTCGCTGGGAAGTGATTTTGCAATTACGGGAGCAATAGCCAGTGCAAAAGTTACACTAGCTTATGGCACCCTTGATTTGGGTAGCTTCAAGTTAACCTCTGAAGGGCAGTTTGTCACCGCAAATGCTGTCACCCATACTTTGGCTTTTGGAACCGGTAATATCACAATAACCGGGGTCAATACTGGCGGTGTTGCATGGGATAGTTCTGCCGGAACGAATAACGTCACAGGAACTCCCGTCGTCAACGTGTCCTATAATGCGGCAGGCACTGTCGGTGTGGCTACGCAAACAGGCGGCACTGAAGCCAATAGTATTTCGTTTAACTTTACCACCGGTACATACACCCTAAATTTCCTCAATACGACGGGCTACGTGGCCCGCAGCGTAAGCTTTGCCGGGTTCGGCGGAACATGGGCTGCGCGCACTACGAATAACACCATATATGGGGATCTCACTCTATCCTCTGTCGCTGGGTTTTCTACCGGAGCATCTACCGGTATCCTGACGCTTGGTTCGACAAGTGGCACTACAAGGGTTCTTACCGGAAACGGAAAGACTTTTGATGGACCCATAACCATCAACGGCGTTGGCGGTACGTTCCAGTTGGCAGATGCCTTCTCCTTGGGATCCACAAGGCTCTTTACGCATACAAACGGTACCCTTAATCTCAACGGAAAAGTTCTCACCGTCGGGACTTCCTACACAACAGCCGCAGGAACAAAGGTTCTCACCTTTAACGGTGGTACCCTTGCCTGCCCTGCTGCTTCGACAACGGCTTTCAACAACGCCGTCTCTACTGGTTTTTCAACCGTTGCTGGGACGGGAACCGGCAAGATAAGCATGACTGCGGCAACGGCAAAAACTTTTGTCGGTGCCTCATCAACTTTCAACTGCACCCTATCAAATGATGGTGCCGGTGCGCTAACGATCACGGGATCCAATACATTTGGGTCAATCGCTAATGGCGTTTCCCCCACGAGCTTCCTGTTTACTGCTAGTACAACCACCACTGTATCGGGATGGACAGTCTCTGGAACGGCAGGAAATCTTGTTACCATAGGCAGCGTGACGGCAGCTAGCCACACGCTAGCTATTGTTGGCGCGACAGTTATATCCAACTACCTCTCCATCTCACGATCCTCAGCCAGTGGGTCGGGGTCGACATGGTATGCCGGTGGCGCTTCCACAGATGGTGGAAACAATACGGGTTGGATTTTTTCCACGCCTGCCTTCGTCACAGGTTTGGCTACGACTTCGGCAGTCGGTACACCTTTGACGGGTGTGGTCACCCCCGTTTCCCCGACCGGCTTATCGGCAACTGGATCTGTCGGATCCCCAACAGTTACCACCCTTATCAATGCTACGGTCAACGTCACGGGCGTGGCTTCGACTTCTGCTGTCGGTACATCCGTTGCCACGAGCAACGCTATCGTAGCCTTTGAGGGGTGGAACAGATCCCTTGGATGGGGAGTCGGACCTTTTGGGTCTGGGTCTGCCACTATCGGCCTTGCTACCGGATCTGTCGGTACCCCTTCCGTTCTGGTCAATGCCAGTGTCTCCGTGACAGGGGTGTCCTCTACGACCGCTGTCGGTACAGTCACGGTAGTTCGCTCCACAGTTGTCCCTGTAACGGGGGTTTCTGCCACCGGGTTCGTTGGAACTGCGACGGTCACCTTCAGTTCGAGTGTTAGCGTCACGGGCCTATCTGCCACTGGGTCCGTAGGCACCACCACCGTTCAAGCCAGTTCAAATGTCAGTGTCACCGGCCTATCTGCCACTGGGTCTGTAGGCACCGCCACGGCTTCCGTCAGCCCCTTCGTTAGCGTTACTGGTCAGTACGCCACGGGCTTAGTTGGCACTGCGGTAGGATCCGTTAGTGCCACGGCTAATGTCACGGGTAGGTCAGCCACGGGTTCCGTAGGGACCGTGACGATTGATTACACCATATATACCCCGGTTACGGGTGTCGCTTCGACAACTAGGGTTGGTACTCCAACCGTACGGGTTGACTGCGCCGTCCCAGTGACCGGGGTCTATGCTGCTGGATCTGTGGGAGCAGCCCTAGCCCGGATCGATATCACTATAAACCCCACTGGGTACGTGGCCACTGGGTCGGTGGGCCAAGTCCTTGCATCCATCAATGCCACGGTCAATCTTGCGGGCGTCTACGCAACAGGGTATGTTGGTCAGGCTCTCGTTTGGGGGCAGATCATCCCGGGGCAAACTCCCGCTTGGGCCGAGATAGACCCCACTCAGTCTGCTTCGTGGACCCAGATCACCCCATCCCAGACCCCTGTCTGGACCGAGATATCTGCCTGACGGCTAAGAGGACACCATGACCAGCACTTACTCGTCTAACTTGAAGTTGGAACTGATCGGAACTGGAGATCAGTCTGGTACGTGGGGCGCGACCACCAATACCAACCTAGGTACCCTCCTTGAGCAGGCCATTGCTGGCTATTCTACGCAGACTGTTGCCGATACATCGGGGTCCACGGTCCTCCTGATCTCCAACGGTGCGTCATCCACTGGCCGAAACCAGACCATCGAACTCATTGGATCCCTGACCGCAGGACGCACGGTTGAGGTCCCCGCCGTTCAGAAGACCTACACTTTCTTCAACAACACTACTGGCGGCTTTGCCGTCACGGTGAAGGTCCTTGGCCAGACGGGTGTGGCGATTGCGGCCGGTAAGAAGGCCATTGTCTACGTTAACGGCACCGATGTCATCGAGGTGGCCAATGCCCCTGTGACGGAGGCTGGAACCCAAACGCTGACAAACAAGACGCTGACATCCCCCACTATGACGACCCCGGCACTTGGCACTCCTGCTAGCGGGGTTCTAACCAATGCTACAGGTCTTCCAGTAGCCACCGGTATCTCCGGTCTTGGGACGGGTGTTGCCACAGCACTTGCAGTCAATGTGGGAACGGCTGGATCCCCGCTGGTCAATGGTGGTGTTCTGGGTACCCCGTCAAGTGGGACCCTGACCAATGCCACGGGTCTCCCCCTTTCAACCGGCGTCACGGGTACCCTCCCTGTTGCCAACGGTGGTAGCGGAGCTGCAACCCTTACGGGCGTCCTGAAGGGCAACGGGACATCAGCCTTCACAGCAGCAACTGCCGGTACGGACTATGTGGCCCCCGGCACAGCGACAACCTTCACTGCTAAACAGACTTTTACAGGGTCCTCAAGCGTCTCGGCCAGTGTGTTCACCAACATCATTGAGCCCGCTACTGTCTCTGCCACGGCTGCAACAGGAACTATTAACTACGACGTCACAACACAGTCCGTCCTCTACTATACAACCAATGCTAGCGCCAACTGGACGGTCAACTTTCGCGGGTCTTCTGGTACTTCTCTTGATACCCTGATGACCACGGGGCAGATGATCACAGTTGCCTTCCTCGTCACTCAAGGATCCACAGCCTACTACAATAGTGCTGTTACCGTTGACAGCACTTCCGTCACGCCGAAATGGCAGGGTGGCGTTGCGCCTGCCGCTGGCAATGTCTCAAGCATCGATATCTACACGTACACCATCATAAAGACGGCTGCTGCCACGTTCACCGTCCTTGCTTCACAAACCAAGTTTGCTTGAGGATAAACCATGCCAAGCATCATCACGCGCGGGGCGGGGTCTGCCAAAGCTTTTGGATGGTCCGTATCTCTTGGGTCAAGTTACTTCATTGCGACAATATCCGCGCCCAGCGGGGTGTTTTCAACGGGTCTTTCTTTTGACTCTACTGGAAACATTTATGTTAGGGGAAACGAAAGCCTAGGCCCCAGTTTCTATAAACTGGACTCCTCTGGTACCGTTCTCCTAACAAAAGTTCAGGGTCTTGGGCAAGCGGGATCTGAATACCGTGCCCCTATCACCTTGGACTCTTCCGGGAACATATATATGGGAGCGCGTTCCGCCACTGGGTTCAACTGGGTACTTGCAAAGTTTAATTCTTCCGGCACGGAACAGTGGGAGACAAAGGAGACGGGAACTGTTATTGGCTCGCATTTTATAAATGGTCTTGCTCTTTCAAGCGCAGGAGATCTGCTTGCTTGCGGCACGTACATCACAAATGTGTCCCCCAATGATGGAAGCCTACATGTCACATCCTTTTCCGCTTCCAGCGGATCTGCGACAAATGTTTTTGATTTTCAACCAACTGGATCGTATGCGCTAGGTTTTGCCATAACCACGGACTCTTCTGGAAACGTCTATGTGACCGGAGAAGATGAAGGAAATACCGGTAATGCCTTTGTAATAAAATTGAACTCCTCCTATGTCTCTCAGTGGGGCACTAGGTTTGGGCCGTCTTCCAACTACGCATACCCCTTTGGGGTTGCGGTAAACTCAACGGGGGATGTCTACACCGTCGGCGTGACAACGACAACAGGCAAAGTGTTTCTGGCGAAGCTCTCATCTACAGGGTCGCTGACGTGGTGTCGGACCTTGTCCACTTTTGTTGGTTCACCTAGTTATTTTAATGCCACTGGTTCTGTGGCAGTCGATACCGATGGGAGCATCTACTTCGTAGCTACGAGCTACAGTGGGGCCACCTACAACAACGTGATCGCCAAGTACTCCTCCTCCGGAGCCATTCAATGGCAACGCAACGTGTTGCCATCATCTGGAAATACAGTTGCCCTGACGGGGCTAGTGTTGACCAGTACCGCCATATCCATATCTGGGTACGACACAGCCTCGTATAAAAGCGTAGTCTTGAGGATTCCAAAAGATGGGTCCAAGACAGGCACTGTTTCCCCGGGCGGCGTGACATGGTCCTACTCTGCCAGTTCGTATACAGATGCAGCCTCCGGATATACCGGGGCCTCAATAGCAGGATCCTCGGTTAACACACAAAGTTTTGCCGCCTCTACCTCAAGTTCTTCCTCCTCCACTGCAACCATAACGGCTACCCAGATATGACCGCTTACATCAAACTTTCAACTGGGGAATACCCGCGCCACCCCGGGGACATCGACATCGATCCTGAAAAGGATTATGCCGTTGTCGAGTGGGTAGACCAACCATCCTTCGACCCCCGTACCCAGCGTTGCGAGGAGGCGACCCCAGTCTGTGTCAACGGCACGTGGTCCATGGTCTGGTCCCTCCGGGATGCCACTTCAGAGGAAATTCTGGAGTACGATGAGATGATGAGCAACCGCCCACCCGCCGCGAGCCCCGCATAAAAGGAGGGTTGTATGCCGTTCCAGAAACTCCAGTTCCGCCCGGGTGTCGTAAAAGACGTCACAGGCTATACGAACGAGGGTGGCTGGCGGCTGTCCAATCTTGTGCGTTTTCGCTTCGGTTACCCGCAGAGCATCGGTGGGTGGGAAAAGTACGCCCCCACAAGCTTCCTCGGATCGTGCCGTGCCCTGCTCAACTGGGTCACACTGGCTTCTCAGAACCTCCTCGGTGTGGGAACAAACCTCAAGTACTACATCCTGCGCGGCGGTGAGTACTTCGACATCACCCCCCTTCGCATCACGGTTACCCTGTCTGGCCCCTTCACTGCGACTACGGGATCTTCGACCATCGCGGTCTACGCAGCGGCCCACGGCTGCATCAACGGGGACTTCGTAACATTTAGCGGTGCAGCATCCCTTGGCGGCAACATCACGGCTGCGGTGTTGAACAAGGAGTATCGGATCACCTACGTGGATGCGAACAACTACAAGATCACGGCATCCGCCTCAGCCTCTGCCTCGGATACGGGTCATGGTGGGGCCTCAGTGTCTGCGGCTTACCAGATCAATACAGGTCTCGATACTGAAGTTGGAGGTACCGGCTGGGGCGCGGGAACTTTCTCCACGCTGCTCACCTACACCCTTACAAACCCCCTCACCACAAGTTCTACGAGCCCTGTCGTAACGGTGACCCACACCTCACATGGCCTTACCACCGGAAACTACGTAGCCATCACATCGGCTTCCGCGATTGGCGGCATACCCGCTGCATCCCTACAATCGACGTTTCCAATCACCGTGGTAAATGCAAATAGTTACACTATAACCACCGTGACAAATGCTACCTCTGTAGTGGTTGGAGGTGGCGGATCCGTTGTTCTGGTTTATCCCAACGGGTCTAGGGCATGGGGCAGCGCCACCACTGTCAGCGTTGGCAATAGTCTTCGCCTCTGGGCACAGGACAACTACGGTGAGAACCTCGTCTACAACATCAGGAATGGCGGCGTGTACTACTGGCAGGCCAATACCGGCCTAACCAGCAGGGGTGTCCTCCTGTCGTCTTTGTCCTCTGACTTACAGACCCCGGACATCGCAACACAGGTTCTCGTTTCTGACCGTGATCGGCACATAATCGCGCTTGGGGCTAACTACGGGCAGAGCAGTGCGCAGGACCCTTTGATCATCCGGTTCTCTTCTCAAGAGGACCCCTTCACATGGACGGCACAGGCAACCAATACGGCAGGCGATCTTCGCCTCGGTTCCGGTAGCGCCATCATCCGTGGCGTTGAGACCAAGCGCGAAATCATGGTTTTCACGGACACGGCAGCGTACTCCATGCAGTACGTTGGCCCCCCTTACACCTTCGGTATCCAGCAGATCGCCACCGGCATCAACGTGGCAGGCTTCAACGCTTTTGCTACCGTGGACGACACGGTCTTCTGGATGGGCAAAAACTCCTTCTATGTCTACTCTGGTAAGGTCGACCCTCTGCCCTGCCCCCTACAGAACCATGTCTTTACCAACCTTAACGCTACGCAGGGTGATAAGATTTATGCAGCGGTGAATACCGAGTTCAGCGAGATCACGTGGTTTTACCCATCACTGTCCTCGGAGGACAACGACGTCTATGTTACGTTCAATTACCTTGAGAAGGTCTGGACCTACGGGGCCATGGCCCGCACAGCGTGGATCGACAGTGGGGTGAACCAGTACCCCATCGCAGCCAGCGTGGATAACTACCTCTATAACCATGAAATCGGCACGGACGACGGTAGCACCAACCCGGTCTCTCCCCTGAACGCCTACCTCGAAAGTTCACCCATGGACATCGGAGAGGGCGATAGGTTTTCGTTTGTGCGCAGGGTGATACCTGACGTCACCTTTGTGAACGCTACCAACACTCCGCGCCTCGACATGACGTTGAAGACCCAGAACTACCCGGGGTCCAATTACGTCGACGATGTGGCCTCCCCTGTTATCCGGACGGCCACGGTCCCCGTCGAGCAGTACACGGAAGTAGAGAACGTGCGCCTTCGTGGGCGGTCCGTGGTCCTTCGTGTTGAAAGCAATCGGGTTGGAACAAGGTGGGTCCTTGGCTCCCCCCGTCTTGAAATCCAGACTGATGGGAGGCGCTGATGGATGTCCGCCTTGTTCCACCCATCTTTCCACGACCCCCAAATGAGTACGATGTCCGCTACCTATCCGACCTTGTTCGAGCCCTCGGATCCCTTGTTACCTATATCCGTGCTGTGGGTGAGGGAAGGCAGACGACTATTGTCCTAACAAACCTTGCTAGCAGTGATACCGGTCTCGAACCCGGTACCATCTTTCAAGTCAATGGGGCGCTCCGTGTCGCTCTCTTGTATTCGCCATATGTGTCTGGATCTTCGGCCACGGGCCGTGTTGGATCGGTCACTGTAACGACCTGACGTCTTGTGTTAAGACCCTCATCAGGGTAGTTTGTCCCTGACACGCTCATAGGAAAAGTCCATGCAGGGCGACCAGCTTCTCAAAAATCCGGACTTCGCCAAGACTTTGGAGAAGTCACCCTTCAAGCCTCAGGACCTCCCGAAGCTTTCGACATCTATTGCGGATACTTTCCAGAAAATGAGCCCGGAGCTTCGGGCCAACATGAAGAACGTCATCCAAAATTTGGATAGGCTTTCGCTTCAGGAACTTAGGTCGCTGCTAGATACCCTTGACTACATCGACAAAAATAAAGACCAATACCCTAAGACCATGGAGAAACTGGTCCAAGACGGGACGATCCAGCAGGGGGATTTTCCAGATAAGTATGATCCAAAAATCATGCTTACCATACGCACCCTGATTGGTCAGTCCGTCTTGAAGAAGAGTGGTGGGCAGCAGCCCCAAGGGTACGCGAAAGGTGGCATAATCTCCCTCAAAAGCGCGGCCAAAAAAGTGCAGTCTGCCGGGCGTAATGGCGACGGAATACTGGCCCACATCAACCCACGCGAAGCGAGGATGTTGAAGGATGCCGGTGGTAGGGGTTCTGTAAACCCACAGACCGGGCTGCGTGAGTTTGGTTTTGACTGGAAAAGCTTAGTCAAAGTTGGAACTCAGTTTGTCGTTAGTGCGGCAGCTTCTTGGTTTCTAGGACCCGCTCTTGGCGGCGCTGTTGCAGGCGGCGTGACGAGCCTTCTTTTTGGCGGAAAACCCGCTGATGCCTTGAAGAGTGCTCTCATTGGCGGGGCCATAGGCGGTATCATGGGAGGCGTTAGTAGCGTTTCTGCGGGTGGGGGATTCTTCGAAGGTGCAACTGCGGGCGGAAGCTTATTGGGCGGCACCCCCTATGAGACATGGCTGTCCAGGGGCCTTTCCAACACCTCAGTTGGAAATTCCGTGTTTGGGGGCGCTGCTCCGGCTGCGGGTTCAGATGTTCCGATGCCTCCATCAAGGCCCTCTGAATTGCTCACTCCTGAGCAGCTTCAGGCAAGGGAACTGGCCGGTGCAGATATGCCGGGAACGGCCTCTGCAAATGCTGTCTCCCCCACTACTCCATCAGCCGCATCCTCCGGGTCCTCCTACGACAACATCACAAAGTGGGCTGGAGAAAATAAGCTCCCCCTAATCGGTCTTGCCGGGGCGGGTATCCTTGCTGCCAATAGCATGACCAAAGAGAACCCGACGACTGCGGGTGGCATAGTCAACCCGGCAGTCACAGGCGACACTCTTCTTGCTCAGAACCCCGAAAAGTACGGGTTCAACATGGACAAGTTCACGGCGCAGGATCCCAATAAAGAGGTTAAACCAACTGTTGTTTCGGGCAACTATGTCGATACCCCCATGCCCAACAAGCCGCCGCCAAACTTCTACGACTACAGCAAGGTTCAGTACCCCAACCTGTTCAGCGGTTACCAGCAACCCCAATATGCTAAGTCTGGGATCCTAGGTGCGGCAACAGGTGGATCTATCAAAGGTCCCATCACTGGTCCGGGGACCGGGACCAGTGATTCCATCCCTGCCCGCCTCAGCGACGGCGAGTTCGTGATGACCGCGAAAGCTGTCCGTGGCGCGGGCAATGGCGACCGTAAGGCGGGGGCCAAGAACATGTATGACCTCATGCACAAATTTGAACGGCGGGCCTAACCATGGTTGATACCACTGTCCAAGAACAAATAGTTTCGGAATCGCCGGAACTTGCAGCTCGTAAGCTTGGCATCGTAGATGCTGCGAAGACGCTTGCCTCAACACCTGTAAAGCTCCCAACGGCACAGGTCGCGGGGATGACCCAGCAACAGCTTGAAGCCATCAAGATGGCGGGCAATGGGCTTGGGTCCTACGAGCCCTACATCAAGAATGCAGGCGAGGCCTTTACGAAGTCTGCTGAAGGGTATGCGGGCCTCCCCCAGTACGGCCTTGCCGGGATGAAAATTGCCAACACCACGGGTGCAGATGCTGTCGAGGGCACGACAGCGTATGCTGATCTGGGGGCTCGTCTGGCCGTATCCGGTGCGCAGAATTACGACCCGAATTCCTCTGCTGCGTACATGAACCCGTATCAGCAACAGGTGACCCAGAACGCCATTGCTGAAATGAACCGTCAGGCTCAGATCCAAGCGGCAAACAATTCCTCTGCGGCGTCAAAGGCCGGGGCTTTCGGGGGTAGCCGCTTCGGTGTCCAGACGGCTGAAACCAACCGTAACCTCGCTGAGGTCCAGTCGAAGAAGATCTTTGAGGACTACTACAACAACTATGCGCAGGCTCAGAAGGCCTCGATGGATGCGTGGGGGCAGCAGCAGACCAGAGCCCAGCAGGCGGGGACCACGGCCCTTGGTGCAGGCAAGGCTATCGGTGACGTGAACATCGCAGCGGGCACACTAGGTGCCAATGCCGCGAACAACGCCGGTAACTTGCAAGCAACTAGCTCGCAGGGGATCGAGAGCCTTGGCAGGGACACTGCGGCCCTCGGCCAGCAGCTTTCTGGTTTGCAGCAGGGCGATACTTCGTTCCTGTACAACGTCGGCCAGAAACAGCAGGAGCAGAGGCAGAAGGAACTCGACACGGGTTACAAGAACGACATCACCGCAGCCTACGAGCCCTATCAGCGCATCTCTTGGGCCAGTGATATCTACAAGAGTACCCCGTCGTCGCAGCAGACTATTTCTACGACAGCCGCGCCATCAGCGTCTATCGGCTCGCAAGTGGCGGGCGTCGGAACTGCTGGCCTTGCTGCGTACAACCTCACGAAACCGTAGGTCATGGCTATGAACGATCCCACCCTCAGCCGCCCCATGTTTCAGCAGAGCCCTTCCGCTGCTCCCCCTCCCGTGGCACCCACCACCGGTATTGGTGCGATGACGACGCCTGACCAGAATGCGCAAGCCCTGCGCAATTTTTTTTCACCGCAGGCTTTCCGTGGCGGCGGCGAGGTGATCAATGGGGTCAAGCATTTTCTTGGTGGCGGGGAAAATGTTGTTGCCCCCCCTCCCGCACAAGAAGACCCAGAAACGGCTCGTATCCTTGGCGGTGGAAACCCCCGTCCCCCTCAGGAAATGAGGAAGACCCCCGAAGAGATTCAGCGGGCGGCAGATCAAGAGGCAGAAACGGCTCGTATCCTTGGCGGTGGAAATCCCCGTCCCCCTCAAGATGTCCGTAAGACTGCTGAGGAGCTTCGCCGTGCGGCAGAGCAAGAAGCAGAAACAAAACGTATCCTTGAAGGAGGGAACCCGCACCCCGTTCAAAACCTTCGTACTGCCGCAAGGGAAGTTATTGCGACCCCCCCTAATTCAAATGGGATCTTGTCCCTACCCGCTGACGCGACTATCAAGGCGATGCAGGATTCCTATTCAAACCCCAACCCTAATAACCTTCCTATGCCTGCACTTGGCGGAACCCCTCTTCCCAACACTGGAACTGGGATGGGGGACATCAAACCTCCGGGACCCCAAGAACTTACAATCGAAAGCATTCGCGCACGTCGAGAGGCCTCGGAAAAACAGCGTGAGCAAAACAAGTGGATGGGCATCCTTGCTGCGGGCCTTGGTATGATGGCCAGCAAAAGCAAGACTGCGGCTGGGGGTATCGGTGAAGGTGGCTTGCAGGGTCTTCAGACTTATGCTGGTCTGGAGAAGTCTCGTCGTGAGGATGAGGCCGCGCGCCGCCAAGAAGACTACCAAAGGCAGCAGCTCGCCTTGCAGAACAAGCAGTTTGGTCTTTCCGAGCAGCAGCTTGCGCAGCAGAAGCAGCTCACCATGGCGCAGATCGAGAAGGACCCTGATACGGTTCGCCTGTACAAGGCTCTTGGTGGTGGCGATCTCCTGCAAGGGTTCAAACTTGTGTCTTCCGACAAGATCTTGGACTCCGCGACGAAGCTGGCAAACGACTACACTGCCGACCCGACAAAACGTGCGGAGGCACAGGCCTACGTACAACAGCGTATCAAAGAAGCTTCTGGGGCGCGTCCCGGTACGGGAAATGCTCTTCCCCCCGGGAGCCCTGTCATCCCTATTGAGTCATTAGGTGCCGGAAAGCGGTGATAAAATGCCTTATTATGTCTCGCTTCCCAATGGAACTTATATAGAAGTTCCGGATAGCATGCCTCAGGATGTGGCCCGCGATAAGATTTTTGAGGCCTACCCTGACTTAGCGCCCAAACAGTCTGCTTTCCGTCAAGTGGCAGACATCCCCCTTCAGGTGGCAAGGGGTGCAATCGGAAGCGTCGGAAGTATTTCTGACGCTTTCGGTGCGAACAACATTGTCTCCCGTGGTTTGAACACCGCTGAGGATTACGTGTCCAGCTTCCTCTCCGCACAGTCTCGCAAGGACAGTGCGGAGATGGCGCGGATTATGGACGAAGCCAAGGACAAAGGCTTTGGGGACAATGTTATTGCTGCGGTTAAAGCGTTTTCCGTAGCCCCCGTCAATCTTGTTGCGCAGGGTCTTGGATCTTTCGCAGTACCGATGGGTGTTGGAACCCTGTCAAAAGCCGCCAAGCTTGGTTCTGTTGCCAGTAAAGTTGCCTCAGGCGCGGCAGGCGCTGGAATGGGCGCAGGCTCTGTCAAATCCGCCATCTATGATGAGACCAAGAAGGTCCTCACTGAACAGGGTAAACTGTCCCCTGAGGAAATTGAGACTGCGGCCCAGCAGGCACAGGCCTACGATGGAAAGAACCTAGACCAGATATTGCTTGGTGCTGGCCTTGGCGCTGCGGACGTAATGACCGGGGTGGACAAGATCTTTACCGGGGTGAAAGCGACTGAAAAAGCGGCAGGCCACGGTCTTGTTGGCCGTGCTGTCCGTGGGTTCGCAGGCGAAGCGCCACTCGAAGCCTTGCAGGGTGGGCAGGAACTGTACGCCGCCAACACCGCCGTGGGCCGTGAAGGGTTTGAGCGTGACCCAATGCAGGGCGTCATTGCAAAGGGGGCCTTGGAAGGCCTCGTTGGTGGCGTAACAGGGAGTACCGTTGACGTAGCTTTCGGCAAGCGTCCCGGTGCGCCAACTTCGGAGTCGGAGAAGGGAGCGGGGACCACGGACCTTGGTCAGAAGGAACTGGATCAGACAACCCGCGACGAGTACGAGCTTGCTCTCAAGGATCTTGGATACACGGACGAGCAGATCGCCAAGGTTCCGACAGAGGACCTTAGGAAGATTGCTTCTGGGTCCATGACCCCGGATCAGTACTTTGCTTCGAAGGCGGCGGCTGAAGAAGGGCCGAAGGAACTAGGTGGACCTACCCCCGACTTTATCGGTCCCGCCGAGCAGCAGGGTCCGAAGCCAGATTTCATTGGCCCTCCCGAGCAGCAGGGTCCGCAGGAGTTTGTCGGCCCGCGCACACCCCCGGTCCCCGGGTCCCCCGACTTCGTTGGCCCCCCTGAGCAGCAGGGTCCGGTTAAACCAGAGGTGCAGGGTCCTCCGGAAATGCAGGGGCCAAAGCCCGACTTCGTTGGCCCCCCTGAGCAGCAGGGTCCTATCAAGCCGGAAGTACAAGGCCCACCGGAAGTTCAGGGTCCGAAGCCCGACTTCATTGGTCCCCCCGAGCAGCAGGGTCCTCATAAGCTAGAGGTCCAAGGTCCCCCTGAGATGCAGGGTCCTAAGCCTGACTTCGTCGGCCCTCCTGAGATGCAGGGTCCTCATAAGCCAGAGGTCCAAGGCCCTCCTGAAATGCAGGGGCCTCCCAAGCCTGTCGCCCCGCTTCCCAAGCCTGCGCCTTCACCAACGCCCCCCAACACCCGCTTCAACATTGATAGCGCCAGCGAAGCAAGCTTGGAGGCAAAGATCCCCGGCGTCGTAGATGTGTTGAGGGAGATCCATAAGAGGCTGTTCCCGGGCACGTCGTTGAAAGTTATAGACAAGGACCTCAGTGCGGACAAGGCCCTCGGCCAGTCCCGTGTCTACATCGGTACAAATGTCTTTGATCTGGAAGTGGACTCCGCAGGCATTGCAAAGTACATGCCCGCCAGCCCCACCGCTCAGAAGCAGTATCTTTTGAAGACCTTGTTCCATGAGATGTCGCACCCCATCCAGTACTCGTGGCTAATGCGAGCGAACGATGCCACTTTCATGGACATCGTCAAGCAGTACACGGAGTCCCGTAACCCATCGGCTCTTGAGAGGTACGGCCTTGTCAGGCACCTTGCGTTCGCATTGAAAAAGAACGACCCCAAGTTTATAGATAAGCTTTTGTACAATTCAGGTTTAACGAAGGACGATGTGGAGTTTTTTAAGAAAAACCCCAATCGAATCAGCATCATACCCGGCATTTCCTCCGACAACTACGTGAGGAACTTCAACGAATGGGTTGCCGAAGAAGGTGCTCGTTGGATGA